CAACCGGGCTCGTTTCATAGGTTATGGTGCTCACACGGCTGCTGCCGTCATAGGCAATCGTCACCGTCCCCGCATCCGGGAAAAACGATCCCAGGAAAGGAATCCCCTCGAGGCGCTGGTCTATTTCAACCGTATTCTCGACCAGTTGATCATAGGCCGTTTTTTTCGTCGCATCCCCGACCGTCACCGAAAGGGTGTCTCTGAATGTATAATCCTTACTCATCCTTCTGCCTTCTGCCTTTGTGCCTTCTGCCTGCCATTACCACCAATGCGACACCTTCGAATCCTCATCACCCGTTTTCGCATAGCCGTCATCATCCGTCCAGAAACCCTGTGATGCCCGCTCCTGCTCATCAGCATTGTCGTAATTCGGTGCGCTGTCATTACACCAGTACCCGGGTAGAAACTGCCCGATCATATCGTACCCGTTTATCGTACATTTTATCGAATTGAAATGCTTCATGTACTCACGGACATAGAGCGGTCGGTTTGTGAAATTTCCATAGGTCAGACCGACACGGTCCGCGAGCTTCGTCAGTAGCCCCTCTCCGAGAGCCGAGAAACTTACTACCTTGACTTCAGTCGAATAGAGTAAGAGAAGATGCTGTGCAATCGTGGTTGTATTCGATACCAGGTAGAGCCAGTTGAAACGGATCGTTCTCGGTATGATCAGCCCGATTTCTGTCTGCGCCTCGGTTTTATCTTCCTGGCCGGTCCGTGTATATTCTTCCTCGACCGGATCCCGGTCGTATTCGAAATTGATTCTGTTCGCATAGAGGCTCTCCGGATCCGAGTCGACACGCATCGAATTATTGATCACCTGCGTCTCATCGAACGTTCTGTCGACTGTGAATGTCGGCAGACGGCCCCTGACAGTATATTTGTCATTCTGAATGAAATAATCGAACATACATTCGATAGCCAGCTCATCGAGCAGCGTATTGGATGACAGCTCCTCGTCGATATACCGCCTGCAGGAGAAAAACTCTAACTCTGCTCGTAAATCGTCGAAATTATCGTCATCGATGGATCCGGCGTCGATCCCGACATAGTTTAACAGTACATCCTCGAGTATATCGACCGGATTTTCAAGCAGCGTCGACTCGACTACCCGCCCCTTGCATTTCACCGTGATCTCATCGGCTCCCGGCGTGTATGAGTCGGATATTTTGAACGTCGCATTGATAAGGTCGGTATCGCTTGATGAAATCGGGCTGCCGTTTTTATAGACCTGCCCGATTTCCCCGATCTCATGATTGGCGATCTTGAATTGCTTCGTACTCGTATCGATACAGGTCACCGGCACCGGCGTATCGCTGAAATCGCCGTATATCACCGGTATCGGTGTGCCGTCTGCACCGCTCTCTAAATTAGGGTAATTGGTGAGCCAATACCTATTGACCGGCATCATGACCCATTCCTTGTTACGGTAATCCCGGAGCTTGATACGCACTTCTTTACGGTCGTAGCTCACACCTCCGGGAAACTTTATAATCCCGTGAAAATCGAGATCGTAATCATTGAGATTCGTTCCTTTGCCAACATAGACCTTGACCGCACGGTTTCCCCAGGTGTAGTCCTCGAGAAGCTGGCGAACGGTACCGTCCTCATCCATGATTGTGGCCGTGAGGGTGCTTTGACGCTGTTTAGGCTCGGTGAACGAAGAGAACGCCCGCTGCAGAGAAGATATCCTGAGACGTCCATCGTAGTAATTCCCGTCCGACATGCTCATGCTTTTATCTGCAAAGTAGAGCGTCTTCCCCGTCAGTTCGATCTGCACGAGCACATGATACTCCCCAACCGGTGTTACCGTTAATCCCATCTTATCTTTCCCACTTGTCGCGCCGAAGCTTTAGCGTAGGCGGATTCCCTGTCATTGCGAGAAGCGAAGCGACGCGGCAATCTCTCTTTTCCACAGACTGCTTTAGCTGTCTGACCTCTTTCCTTCTGCCTTCTGCCTTTGTGCCTTCTGCCTTTGTGCCTTCTGCCTTTTCGTACGGGCAGGTTCCAAACCTGCCCCTACGACACTTTCTCCTCGAATCCCATCGTCACATCACCATATTCGAGTGCACCTAATACCGCCGTATACGGCGTCGTCAATTTACAGTAGATCGTATCGTCTTCAGGGTAGCTGTCGGGATCGAGCGCAAAAACAAGCATGTTGATATTCTTCACCGCTCTGAAAAGCGTCTCGAGCTCTGCCTGTTGGGTACGGTCTATTCCGGAAAAATAAACCTCGTACACCCGGTATTCGTCACGTTCGATGGCATAGCCCTGTCTGCCTGCCGACTCTGATTTCTGGGATGGATCGATGATCTTTTTCTGCACATCCTGCGTCACATTCACACCCGGCTCGTAAAACTCGCCGGCGCAGATCCTCCCTATCTCGATATACTCATCCGGATTCGACCCGTCCTCGAACGTTATCCTCCACCACTGGTAAGTCTTATCGAGGAATTCGATTATGGCCCGCTCATTCCAGGTGAGCTCCTTGCTGTACAACGGCGTTTCCCATGAATCGGATATGTTTGCTTCGAGCGTCACCGTTGCTCCGCTCGTAAGGTTATGCCCGAATATCGCAACCTCGGTGATCTTCTTGGCCGAGCCTAAATCGAACTTGATCCACTGCCCCGTATCGGCTGTCGTCCTCCATTTCCTGGCCACGAAATCATGAACAACATTATCGTCCGGCAGCCCGCTCACCTCACTGCTCGAGGTAATCGTCGCCGCATCGAATTTGAAACTATATAAAAACCTGACATTACTCATTTTCGTTTCCCTTTTCGTCGGCTGAGCTTGTCGAAGGCGTCATTGCGAGGAGCGCAGCGACGCGGCAATCTCTCTTTCACCCGTATGGGCAGGTTCCAAACCTGCCCCTACCTATGCCGCGCTCTCATGCTTGATCCCGTTCTCATGAATTACCACAACACCCGCCTCGCTCATTTCGTTGAGTGTCGGTATCACTTCATCATGCATCACACGCCGTACATCTTCGCCGTCCCATGCCTGTATATAGAAATTATACGTATTCCCGACCGCTCTCCCCTCGTTCATTCGCTCGAGGCCGCTTTCCCCTAACATTCCCATCGCTCTACGGTTGAGAATTCCTTCACCGCTCAGGCCAAGGAATAGACCTTCGTTGTTTACCGGACCACCAGTATGATAACTCGGAAGCTTTTTAACCTCGGGTAGTGACATACCGAGTTTAGCGAGATCATACATGCTTACACCGCTTTTATCAATAAGTTCCGGATGTTCGAGGAGATAATTAAACCCCTTGATTTCAGCGTAATTTATTCTGTAGAGGGAAAAATAATATTTGACAGCTTCGCGTGCCTCTTCCAATTCTTTCAGATAGTTTTCACGGTTTTTATCCCCGCCGTAACCGGTAAAAACGGCATTCTCATAATCACGCCATTTCCTGTACCCGGAATGCTGTAATCTATCACTACGTACCTTCTCTTCAGCGTAGGCAATTGCTTCCATATAGTTTGCCGCAATCTGTGCGGCATCTTCAGTTCCGTATATACCTATCTGATCAGGATTCAACCCTTCACGGAGTACATTCAGGTCGGAATACTTTTTCTTATATTCTTTTCGTTTTGCAGCATTATCGAACATGGCCTTTACTGCGTAAACAGTACCGCCTATGACACCAGCGATAACTGCTACTGGGGCAACAGCTAAAAGTGTTCCGCCAGCACCGCTAAGCAGACCACTACCTGCAGTTGCTGCAGTTCCACCGATACTTCCGGCAGCGCTTCCAGCACCTCCGAGCGCTCCTGTCAGTTTGCTCAATGATCCACCCACAAGATCTGCTATCTTCTTTGCTATCCCGCCGAATACCGATCCGGCAAGGTCTTTAATACTTGAAAATCCGCCCTCAAATGCCCCAACCATCGCTTCGACTGCGGGACCGACAATCCTTTTCATTGCCTCTTTACTGAGCGTATCGGCTATCGCAAACGCTCCGGCATCGGCAATGTCTTTCATGCCCTGTTTAAATGAGATTTTTCCTGTCTTTATCGCCGTTGCAAAGCTGTTTGTCAGGCTGTTCTCGATGGTATAACCCATATTTTCCATATGATCTTCAATAATATTTTCGAACGAATTCATATTTTTATTAAGATATTCCTTGTATCTTGCCCATCCACCGATCAGGCTTGTAGAAATCTTTGCCCCCAGATTCAATATTGAAGTCCATAGCCGTGAACCCGGTCCAAAATGTTTTGCCGATTCATCCCCCGCATCCTTTATAACAGGCGGGAGTTTTTCAATTGCTTTGCTCGTATCGTCTGCCATATCGTTCGCCGATTTCCCCATATCCTCATGCTTCTTGACAATCGCATCGATTTTGTTGCCGTAATTATCGAAGCCAAGATCGTCAACTGTAGTCTGGATTTGCTTTCCGACATGGCCCATATTCTCGCCAAGCCCAGTCAGTGCGTTTTTCCCTTCGGCGACCGCATTGACAATACCTTCCGTCATGATCTGGACTGAAGCCTGCCAGGCTTCCTGCATTGTAATAGCAGGATCGACTGTTATAGGTGTCCAGTCGAGCTTGCCAAACTCAATACCAATTTTACCGAGTATTCCTTTTAACGGGCCGAGGAGAGCATTAATACCACCTGTAAACTTTTTACCAAGCCAGTTAATGAACTCTACAAATTTAGAACGCAAATTAGTAAGAAGGACAACAAATGGCGCAAGAAGCGGAGCCCATACAACTTTTGCCAGTTCCCATATTATTGACGGGATCTGCATGGCAAATTCACCGATGCTCTGAAGGGCTCCCAGCAAAACAAATCCAATATTCGTCACGAATCCTTTGAAGTAATCCCAGTCGGAAAACAGTCTCACTAATGTATCCTTCACATCGGTTGCAAACATGGTGATGATCTCCCATGCAAGACTGAACATCCCCGGCAGCCCGCCGATCTGTTCGATCCACTGTGAAGTCGCATTGAGCGCCGGTATAACTCCTTCGGTTACATATGCTTTCAATCCGCCGACAATGCTGTTCT